CTAATGCGCGACGGCCTGCACGTAGGCCTGGCAAGCACGCAAGGCGATCAGGGCGTTATCGCCGTCGTCGGTGATGCGGATAATTCGCTGAGCATGCGCCGGGTCAAGTCGGGCTCGCGAGGTTGCATGAACCACGCCGCTGGCGGTGGGGGCGGCAGGCACTGTGCAGCCACTGGCGACGGTGTCGAGAAGGACTGACAGCCGCACATCAGCAGTGGCCAGGCGGTCGCGCAGAGCAGCTTGGTTGCGTTGGGCATCGTTCAATTCCTGGGTGTGGTGCTGGTCGCCGGTGTTGAGCTGTTGTTCAAGAACCAGGCGTTTGGCCTGTTCGGCCTGTTGTTGCTGAAGAATTGCCTGGCTTTGCTGGCTGAGCGCCTGTGCATGGACCACCGATTGCAGCTCCAACTGCGCCCCGTATCGCCACGCTTGCACCTGCCACACAAGCGCCATGAGCAGGCACACACCGACCAAGCGAAACACACCTAGGAAACGCATAGCACCGCCTTCGCCCGCGCCCACAACTGCAAACGGTCGTCCAGGCCGTTGAGGCCGCCGTTGATGCGCCGGGTGATGGTGGTGAACTGGCCTTTGTCGGCGAGCTCGTTGAGGCCGCTGCTTTGCCAGAACCAGGCGGCGGATTCGCAGGCCCATTGAGGCTGCTCCAGCAATTTCGGTTGTCGCAGCAGACGATCGTCACCAAACAGAGCTTGGCTGCACGCCAGGTAATTACGGCGCCCGGTGATCTGGATCAGCCCCCTGCCCCGATACATTTGCCCATCACCGTCCGCCTCAGGGGTGTTGCCCAGCCGCGCGGCCAAGCTGCCGGTGTCGTACTTGCTCAGGTATTGATCGCTACCCAATTCGCGCACGTACTGTAACTGGGCAGACTCGTGACCGATTTGGGCGAGGAAGGCGGCGACGCGACGGGCCGTATTGATCTGGTGCCCCGCAAAGGCCGCATTTAGAAAGGTTAAAAAAATGCCCGCGCGAAGGCGGGCTCCAGGCATTACACCCAGAAGCTGAGCATGTGTGATTACCATGGGTTTTACTCTAAGAAAGGATCTACACCGACAAACCGCTGGCCTGGACCGTACTCCGATAGCCACCTTTTCGCTCGCCCCTGGATTTCACCGTTTTAATCGACCAGCGCCCTTGCATGAACCCCGGCCACGACTCATCCAACAGCAACAGGCCTTCAGCAGCCAACGAAGGATTACCAGGGCAGACCACATCGATTTGCAACCCTTCGCGCCCCACCCGCCGCATCTCTCCCTGCGCCGCCGAGCGCGCTTCGTCCTCGCTCTGGTATCGCTGTGTCACCACTTTGAAGGGTGCGATGCCCACATTGACGACACGCTGTTTTCCGGCTGCCGCGTCCCACCATGACGTTTGCGCGCCGTTGTATTTGGCACGGCTGGTGTCGGTGAAACTGGCGCTGATGAACGCGCGCTCGCCTGGACGATTGTCATGGGTAATCGACAACCGTACATCCGGCAATGCCTTGCCCGACAGCGTCTTGATCTGGCCTTTACGCCCCAGTACATACAGCTCATCGACAGGTTTGGCCACCGCATCGAAGCGCTTTGCCAGGCGCGTCAGAAAAGCCATGTCGCTTTCATTGGTCTGATCGATGTGCGCGATCGGCTCACCGTCGAGTTCAGGCGCCACACGCGGTGAAAAACCGTATCGGGTGGTCAGTTGGCGAAACAGCGCACCCAGGGTTATCGGCCCATGGCTGGCGGTGCGGCGCTGTTTGAATTCGTGCTCGTCGAACGGTGCCGCCGTGGCCACCAGCACCAGTCTCAATGGGAACATCGAGGGCGTGCGCTGGGTAATCTTGAACACCCCCTTATCCACCAGGCCCGATTCCAGGTAGCCGATACGCAGGCCGATTTTGCCGCCCAGATCGGGCAGCCCTTCAAGACCCTCGATATCAAGGGTCAGCTTCAGTTGATCAGACACAAACCCCGCTGCGTCGGTGTGTTCCCACTCCAATAGCCGCTCGTTAAATAGCGCGGCATTAGTTCCGTAAAGCTCCACTACAGGTGTAAATCCGAGTGCCATAATGGCTCCTTAATCCCAGGCGGAAACCGGTCGACTTGCGACCGGTTGCGCATCCAATTCGGGCACCAGCACACTGACGCCCGCAGGCAGTACTGCGCCCTGTTCGGCCAACTTCGGATTCAAGCGCCACAACGCCTCTTCTGCGGCATCATCACTGCGCCCCAGTTGGCGGTAGAGCAACAGGTTCACCGAGTCGCCGGCAATACTTCGAACCCTACGCATTGACGAACTCCTCCAGTACCAACGACCAATTGATCACCATGGCCGTACCGTCGTCGATCACGCTGGCTTGTTTTTCACTGATCGACTTGATGGTCCATAACCCCCAGTTACGCCCTAATCCGTCCACCAACGGCAACGGCGTCCGCAGGGCCTGCAGGGCGCGCAACTCATCCAGGCGCGCCATGCCCTTGGCGCGCGCAGCCTTGCCGCCGAATGCCAGCGTTTCGAGCCCCTGGCCGACCTGGCTGGATTTAGGTTTGCCGGCAATGATGTCGAGACTGACCCAGCCCCCGCTGCTCCCACGATCAAGCGTGTCGTAGGCGAACCCACGGGACAGCCCGAAAATAAAAGTACCCAAGACCATCTGTTGTCGCATCACACAGCTCCATCGGTGAGTGCTGCGCCGCGTCGGGTCGCCAGCAGGTTGTCCATCGACAGCGGGGTAAATTGCGCTTCGATCTGTTGCACCACGAGCGCCGCCAGTTGTTGATGGCTGGCTTGCTCAGGCGCGGTGATGGTGATTTGCGGGGCGAAGTTGATTTGGCGGTTGTCGGCTTGAGGGGCGTTGAGGTTTTTGCTGACCTCTGTGGGCGATGGCAGGCGATCGCCTGTCCCCATCACTTTTTCAGCGAGCCACGCACCGACGTCACTGCCCACGAAAGTGCCCACGGCACCACCGACCACCTTACCGATTGCGCCCCCGGCGACGCCGCCCATCACACCGCCCAAAACTGTGCCGGCACCCGGAACGACCGAACCGATAACAGCTCCCGCCAGCGTGCCGACCGCTCGGCCAATCGCCATCCCGGCCACATCACCGACGACACCGCCGGCAACACCGCCGCCGATCGAGCCCACGCTAGTGCCAACCGCTTGACCCAGGTTTCCGGTCATCGCGCCTTGCGTCATCTCGACACCGGCCTGGGCCACCACCAAACCCAGGGGGACCCCTTTGGCCAGCTTGCTCACCTTCGCCGCTTTGCCAGAGATGCCAGGGCCGGAGGCCGACGGGCGATTAGCGTTGTGCCCGTCATTACTCGGGGCTTTGCGCTGGCTGTCCGGCGGCGTGGTTTTATTCCCTGCGGCCGGCCCCTCTCCGAGCACTTTCCCTGCGACCTTTTCGAAAATCTTGTCCTTCACGGCACCGAAAACACCGGAAACCACCGGGATCAGCACCGCCCCCGCCAGGGTGACGGCAGCGGCAGCCTTGGGCAGGCCTTCCGCGAGCCAAGCCACGCCACTGACCAGGCCGTTCATTGCGGTCAGCGAGGCATCCACAACGGGGGCCAGCGCTGCATCAGAGGCGGTGCTCAAGCGTGTGGTACTGGCCTCGTAGGCTTGCCGACGTGCGTAAGTTGAGTCCGCACGAACCGTGGCCGAGCGCAGGACCGATCCCTGATCGCCCAACGTGGAAGTAGCGTAGGTGGACTTCTCGGCCACCAGCGAAAAGGCCTGTTTCACGCTGTCGATCACCGGCACCAGGCTCAGAATGGTCTGGTTGCCGTCAAACAACTGCGTCGCCAGCATCGCCTGCCGTTCTGCAGGTTGCGATTTGAGGGCCTCCAGCACCGTAAGTACGGCCTGCGGGGCGTCCTGCTTCATGCCCGCCGCGAGTACTTTTGGATCAAGCTTGAGCTCTGCCCAGGCGCTGCGTTGCCCTGCAGAGGCGTTGTCGCCTTTAGCCAGGACCGCGCTGATTTTTTCCAGCCCGGCACCGGCAACAGCCTTGCTGTTACCTGCGCTCAACAACGCCGCCGAAAGCGCTGCAGCCTGTTCGGGGCTCATGCCCGCAGCCTTCGCGGCAGCGCCCTGGAGTTGCACAATAGCGCCGATATCCGCCGATTCGGCCTTGAGCGAAACCTGGGTGCCCAGCACGTTTGTTGCGTCGGCAAGGTCCAAGGCTTGTGCGCGATCAAGGTGCATTGACTCGCGCCAGCCGCCCATGAGTTCGCCGGCATTTTTGACGTCGATCTTGAACGCCGTCGCCATGATCGCAGCGTCGCGAGCGAACTGCTGCAGGTCTGCCCGGCGCCCAACGGGGTCGATATTGCCCGAAGCGTCCTTACGATCACTGCCGATACCGGAACGGGCGGCGGCATACTCGACCTTCGCGAGGTCGACGGCACTGGCACCACTGGCAGCCACCACCGGCTCGGACGCCATGGCAAGGTTAGCTTCACGCAATGCCTTGCGCTCATGCCGGGCAAACATCAACAGTTGATCAATATCGGTCATCGCGGCGTCCAGCGCCTGCGAGGGTGTGCGCTTGTCTGTAGCCGCGACGGTCTTCGTACCCTCTGCGTTCCCGGCAGCTTCGGCTTGCCGGGCGTCCATCACCTTGAGCAACGAGACGTTGAACAGCTCCAACGTATCGACCAACCGTACCTGCCCGTCCGCCAGATGCTTGATCTGCAAGCTGGCATCGGCCAATGCCAGTGCCAAACTCGCCGCACTCCCCGGTGCCACCTCAAGTGGGCTCGGCAGCGCTTGGGTGATAGGTTTGAGACTGGCCTGCATTCCTGTCATCTGAAGTGCGCCCTGAGTCAACACGCCGTCCTTGGCAATGGCTGACCCTGCTCCATGATTACTATCTGCCATTGCGCTCTACTCCTGTTTAACACCAAGACGACTGATTGCGATGTCGTAGCGGCGCATTGCTTTTCCGGCTTCCCAGTCGAGGATTTCCGCTTCGCTTACTGAGTAAACCAGCGGCACTACATCGAGGATCACTTCGATGTCGCGTTCCGAAAGAAGTCCGCCGGTTTGTTTAAAAAATCGTCAATGCGCTCCTGCAGCTCGGTCCAGTCGGGGACGGTCAGGCCGGCAAGATCGGGAATCATCAGGCCGGTGCAGTGAGCGGTGATGAACTCGGCCCGGTCTTTGTTAGTGGCCAGTTTTTTCATCACCTTGGTAGCGCGCAAGGCGGGCATTTCCAGGGTGACGCTGGTGAGAGTGCGACCGCTCGCGTCCAGCGGCAGCAGCAGGGCAACCTGTTCGCACGTCAACGACTCGCGCGGGCTATCGGTTTGCGCGAGAAAAAACGATGCAGGCCGGGTCGACATTTCGTGTACGTACTGCGCAATGCTCACGTAGTCCGGGCGCTTGAGTTGGTCGAGCTCTTTTTCCGACAGGCCGGTGGCGAGTTTCGCCAGTTCGAAGAACTGGTCGTCCTCGTCATCACCGGCCCGGGCCAGCGCGTCTTTCTGCGCGGCGTAGAACAACGGCTTGAGTTGAACTTGCTCGATCATTGCACCGGTGTCGGCGGTGATCGGGGACAGCAGGATGTGCAACGGTGGCATCCAGGCCATGGGGAATTCCTTGTTGAGCGGTGTTGAAAAGTGTGAAAAATCTAAACCTGAGCACGGCCCCTGTGGGAGCTGGCTTGCCTGCGATGGCATCCACTCGATGCTCCAGGGATACCGAGTCGCCTGCATCGCAGGCAAGCCAGCTCCCACCTTGCCCGTGCTCGCTTCAGATTGCGCCGGCCCTTAAGGCATCAGCACCGCGCGGCGGGCATCGCCAAGAATGTCGACGCCGTTGAGCACGAACTTCTGGGTACGCACGTCGATGTCGATCACTGGAATGCCATTTTCCAGACGGTTGTAGGTACGGCAGGACAATTCCAGAGTGGTGACCGGCTTGGCGTTCATGGTCAGCGCCGTCTCGGCCAGGGACTTCAGCTTGCCGCCCACGGTGTGGTAGGTGAAATAGGTCTTGCCGTCCTGATCCTGACCGGCTTCACGCACGTTCAACAGGATGTCGTCACCCTGGGTGACGCCAAGCGCCAGCAGGACTTGGGCGCCAACACCTTGCAGTACCAAGGTTGCATTCAGCACTTTGGCGCTTTTGGAGACCTCCTCGGCGATGAAGCGCCCACCGGTCATCGGGTCCATCTCGAACTCGATCTTCGGCGGCGTAAAGGAATCAACGGTTGCCGACAACGGCAGGCCTTGAAGGGTGGCCGCAATGGCCTGTCTGACTCGGTTGGTAAACATTAGAGAACGTCCTCCAGGAACTGCTCGATGATTTCATCGCGGGCGTTGAGTTGATAAACCATGTGTTCATTCGGCGCGTAGCGGCCGTAGTCGATGACGATGAACCAGGTGCCGTTCTTGTACTTCTCGACGCTGTTCAGTTCCGGGTGCAGGTACACGCTGCCGCCGGGAATGGTTTCGTCGGCCACCAGGGTTTGCAGCCAGTCGTTGATGCGCTTGACCTCCTGGTCCATGAAGGACTTGGTGAGGTTCTTGGCCATGGCTTTCTGGCCGGCCTTGACCAGCTTGCGGCTGATGGCATCTTCCAGGCCGACGTAGCTGATGAACTTGCCGGTGATGGAGCGGTTACCCAGCAGCGAGAAACCGCCGAGGATGGTGCGCGCGTAGTAGCTCACGCCATAGCGGTTGAGCAGATCGCCTTCGGTGGAGGTGTCGAGGATGTTGTACTCGACGACGCGGGAAACATCCTCGGCGAACGTCACCTGATTGCCCGGGCTTTCCCACTGTTTGACCTTGGCCAATGCGGCGATGGCCAGGGACGACGGCGACAGGAACACGTTTTTCTTGGCCGCCTTGGAGTACACCGACGGCATGTTGTGCACCAGCAGGCATCGGTCGAAACCGAGGTCGGCACCGCCCAGCTCGCCGCTGTAGGTCACTTGGTCAGCGACGGACGCGTCCTTGCCATCCAGCACCACACGCGCCTTGATGCGCTTGCCGAAGGAGGCGAACTCACCCGCCACAGCCTTGGTGGCGGTAAAGCCCGGTGCGCCAATGATGGTCAAGTCTTCAGGAACACTGCTCAAGGCCGCCAGGCCCAGCTTGCGGCCGGTGACGGGGTCGTTGCCGCCGATCACGTTATTGATGGTGTCGGCCGGGGTCGCGCCTTCTTCGACGATCACCACGTAGACCGGCACCTTCACCACTTTAAGAATCTGGTACACCGCCTGGAACAAAGTACCCGACTCCGTGCCGGTAGGGTCCAGCAGCGCCTGGGTGGTAAAGCTGTTGATCCGGAACGGTGCGTTTTTCGGGATCGACGCATGGGCCTTCGGCGCGGTGCCGACCAGACCGATCACGTTATCGCCCAGGCCACCCATGGCCTCGGGGGATTCGGTGGCATTGACGGTGATGCCGTTGTGCTCGAAGTTCAAAACCTCAGCCATGATTAGTCAGCCTTCTTGGGGGTGGAATTAAGGACGCTGGTCAGTTCCAGGCGGCCAGCGGTGCGCAGGGCGGTTGCTTCGACGTCCAGTAGTTCAAGCTCATCGCCGACGGTGGACCAGTGGCCGTTGCCGGTGGGGAATGGGATGAGGACGGTGTAGGTTTGGCGGTTGGCCATGGGTGGAATTCTCCGAGTGGAAAATGCCAAAGCCCCTGCGGGGAGGGGCTTTGGGGAGGCGAAAAAAAACCGCTTTCGCGGTGGGGGGTTACTTCAGGAAGGTTGGCAGCTCGGGCCACACCAGCTTCGAAGGTTCGCTTGCCTGCTCAGGGATATCGCGCAATGCCTTGCGATACGCAGCTACCTCAGCACGTTGTGCGTCGGTGGCTGGGTGGTCCGGCAACTGGGTGAAATCAGTAGCACGTAGAAATTGATCACGACGGGCGCGAATAGCTGCCCACTCCACTTCCGGCATTGGATACGCAAGCGGCGAAGTTTGAAGCGTTTCAACAGATGTATCAGACATATCAATCACCTCAGTTAAATACCACGTTCTCAGCGCGCGACAACCTCGATTTCAGTTCACCCACATTGAAGAGGCGACCATTACCCACTCGCATCGTGTCGATACGCACAGTTGTATAGTAGATATTTGGCACCAGAATACGCATCACGACGTTTCCGTTGGTATCTGCATAAACGGCAGGCGTCATATTACCAAACGTCGAAATATTCATAAGAGCCCTGTTAGGCTTATAGCAATAACCCACCACCGTCTCATCAATAATCTTGGCGGTTCCGTAGCTATAACCCTGAATATTGAACCAGAACATTTCCGCGCTGACGTTAATATTCAATGGCAACTTGAAATGTATGTATACCTTTTCAAGGCCTCCCAGATCGGTTGAATCGAAATCGCCTACAGACAAGACACTGATAGGAGTCCCCTGCCCGTCGATACCTCCGGTAGTGTAAACATGACCTTGGAAAATATTCCGTCGAACGGAGCCAATTGCGTTGGCACTCCCCTCGACATCCTTGAGATTTCGCCACTCATTGAACTGCGCCAACGCCCCGGCCATGGTCGTATTGATACTGCCAATCTTTCCATTGACCGCAGTGGTCAAGTTATTTGCCGCTGTCACCAGCGACGTAATAGTCGTTTCTAGACTCACGTTTAAAACTCCTTAAATGTTAATGCCTTAACGGCTCGCTTCCAGCGACATCAAACGAAACAACAATTCGGTGTGACGAGCCATATTGTCGATATTAGCTGTTGCGAGTACCGCAATATCCTCCCCCAACAATATATTGAGGTTGTCACTCCCCACCACAATCGTCACGCTATCCGCCGGCAACGGCGAAATATCCAGCGTGAACTTTTGCAGCACTCGCGCCGCCGCCGCTTTATACGTCAGCAACTTCCCCGCCACGGAATACACCGCCAACAGGGTGCCGCTGGCGAGGTAAAACCCGAACTCGCCAATCTCATACTCGCCGTCGCCATCAAACAGCGCGGCCATCCTGAGTTGGCGCTCGCCCAGGTCTTCGTAATCGACGATAGCCACCCGTTGGCGCTCGTCACGCAAGGCCACTTCCGTGCCGTTGGGGTTGTAGCGGCCGGTGCCGGCGCCGATGTGGGTGATTTCGCCTTTGAGGCCCTGGTTCTTTGCCTGCAGCACTTCATCCAAACCTTTGGAGGTGAAGCGCACCAGGCGCGTGATTTCATATGTCATGGCTGCGCCCTGAGGTCGTAATCGTTAATGGTGTAGTGCTGGGCAACCCCGGCGCTGTTTAGGCGAGCCACCAGCGCCAATTCCGGCAACGCGCCGTTCAGGTAGAACTCGCCGTCGCTTAAAGGCGCGTCGAGCACTTGCGTGAGTGCGAGCTGGCCTTCGGTCTCATGCACGATGGTGATCGTCGCCTGATCGCGCTCACTTTTGGCTGCGTTGATACGCCGGATCAGCCGGTTGTGGTCGCCACTGGACCAACTGCGCCCGATGATCGCCTGCACGTCGAAGGTGTAAGGCACGCCCAGCGGGCGTTGCTGGTACCAGGCGCTGATATTGGGCGTGAAGCCCAATGATTCCACCGCGTGGCTCAGCGCCTTGGGCGTACCTGCCTGGCGCTGGATCTGCCAGGACAAAGCCAAGGTCAGGCGTTTTTCCGCTTCGCTGGCCTCGGCATCCCATTCGCTGACGCCACGATCGGCGGCCAGGTAAGGTAGGAACTCACTAGGGGTATACAGCGGGTTCATCAGCGCCGGAAACGGCGGGGTGACGCGCTCGAGCAATCTGCCGAAGCCCAGGTCCAGGGCCTTTTCCAGCGGTGAGCTGTTGGCCGGTAGCAAACTTGCGTTGGGTTCACTCATAGCGTGCGCACCTCCACCTCGACACCCGTGCAATACGGAGCCTGGAACGCGGTGCTGACAATCGGCGCCAGCGGTTCGAGGATGTGCAGTTGCGCAGCGCCGGCACTGTGGATGGCGTAGTCGATCCAGCTGGGGTCCACCCGCCCTTCCAGGCGGTGGCAGGACTCTGCGTAGTCTTGCAGCAGTTTCTGCGCCGCCACTTGGGTCAGCCCCGAGTCCGGGCCGGCGTTGATCTTGGCCACCACGCGAATTTTATAGGGTTGAATCTGCGCGCCTTGGACGCTGACCAGATCGGTTTCGGGCCTTACATCCGGCCGTACGAAATGTCGACGCACACCGTCAAGCAAGTCGGCAGATGGCGTGCCGTCGCCCTCCCTCGAAAGCACAGTGACCATGACTTCACCCGGTGCGGTGCGGCGAGCGTTGCCGTCCTTGACCTGGGCCGCGTAACCGTCCGGGTCGAAGGTGTAGGTGACCGTGACCACACCGGGCGTCGCACTTTGCACTTTCACCGCCGGGCGCTCACCCAAAGTGAACACTTCACGGCGATACTGCATGCGCGAGCCCGCCGCCGGAGCGTGGGGCGCCAGGTAGTAACGCAGGCGGGCGTCGTCGTCGCTTTCCAAGGTGGGCGGCACCGGCGGGAATGCGGCCGGGTCGCCGGGGTCGAGTACTTGGCGTTCCAGGCCCATATCGGCCAGGCGTGCATCCAGGTTGCTGCCGGTGGCCCACCACGCCAGCATCTGCTTGATGCGGGCGTTATATTTGCGCTCATGGGTTTGCAGGCGCACGCAAAAAGCTTCCAGCGCCAGGGTCAGCAGTTCGCTTTCGTTGTCGAGGCTGACCTGGAGTTTGGCTGCGCTTTGCGGCGCGCGGGTGGCGACGTAGTCGATGACAAACGCTTTGAATTCGGCCAACAACGGTTCGAACTCATCGACCTTAATAATGGCCGGTTCCGCCAGTTGGTTCTGGCCGGGGATCAGCATGCTCATGTCACGACCTCGAAGGATTGTTGGCGGTTTTTCCAGATGCCGGCAAACCGCAACAGCAGGCCGGCGCCTTGGCGGGTGGCGACGATGACCTGAGGGTCGAAGTCGCCGATGCCGTTGTGGGTGTTGTAGAAGGCTTGCGCGGCGTGGCTCTGGGCGAGGATCAACAGGTCATCGCCGAGGTTCTGGCCGAGCAACTGCGGGATCAGCGAGCCGTACAACGGGCGTTTTTGCCGAGTGCCCACAGGGGTGGTCAGCGCTCGGGTGGCGCGCTGCACAAATTGCAGCCAGTCGTCGACGGCCGCCCCGGTGTTCCTATCGATTCCGAGCATGGGGTGTCCTTATCGGGGGCTGATGACGCGTCCTTGATGGTCCACCACCGGGCCGCTGAAGTGCGCGCCGCCGGCATCCAGCAACAGGCTGGTGCCACCGACTTGCAGGGTGATGCCCTGGGCGCTGAGGGTCAGGCTGGTGGCGCCGACTTTGACGTCAACCTGTTCGCGGGAACCGCTGAACGTGGTCGGGCCGTTGACCCAGTTGAAGGTGTGGCTGGCGTCGTCGTAGTCGCTTTGGGTGCCGTCTTGATGTCGGCGCCGGGTCAGCGTCGCCACGCTGGAGACCGGCGGGAAGCGATCACTGTTAAGGCCGAACAGAGCCACGGATTGCACACCGCCCTCCCCCCCGCCGTAGTTGAGCAGCAGGCATTGCTCACCCACCGTGGGGATGCGGGTTTCGGTTTGTGCACCGGCACTGGGGTTGAAAAAACGGATCGCCGGGGTGAGCAAGTCACCGTGGCTGACCTTGCAGGTGTTGCTGGCCGCATCGACCTGCTGGCAAACACCGATCCGGCAGAAGCTCTCGGCGCGGCGGTAGAGGTCTTCGAGCTGGGACTCCATCTCGGCCAGGCGTTCGACGATCGGTCCCAATTGCATGCGTAACAGCGCGTCGAACATGGGCTACTCCGCCAGTGGCTGGTATCGGGTTGGGTCGTCGATGTTGGAGACGTCCCAGGTGCAGGCAAATAGCGGTTGGCCTGTGGGATCGTCGAGTAACGCCGGCCCCAGATAGAGGGTTTGCGTGAAGGAAACCGTCCAGGTGTCGTAGTCCGTTTGCACGGAAGTGCGCACAGCGGGCGCAGCGACGATATTCGCCGGCAAATCGCACTGTGCCTGGGGCAGGTTCCAACTGTTATCCAGCACCAGATCCATCAGTTGGCTGGCCAGGTCGCAGGCGTCGAACGGCAATGCACCGGGTGCCACCATGGCCCTGAGCGAAATGGCCAAGACGTGGGCCTTGCGCCCTTCACGGGAGCGAATGCCCGGGCCATTGCCTTCGACCGTAACCATTACGCCGGTTTGTTCAGCATCGCCTTGAAAGTCTTGGTGACTGCCGACCTTGATGTCCGGGAAGGCCGCATGCAGCATCGAGCCGATGGCCTGGGGCAGTTGGGATGGCTTTTCGATAAACGTCATTTTAAGTCGCGTCCTTGCAACGGTTAGTGCGGGTCCTGGCCGGAGCCTTGGTTGATCCCGATGCGCTTGGCCGCCCATCGTTCATAAAGGCCGATGGCCACATCAGCACCGGCCATGGCGGTCAGGCAACCAATCGCGCCGGCGGTCCAGATCGACATGCCGGCGGCGTAGCACAGCATCAGGGCCGACACCCCGCAAACCATGCACGCTCCGGAACGCAGGGCCAATCGGCGGATCAGCGACCAGCCACGTGCGCCTTCTTTATCGGCGCGCCACATTTCACCTGAGACCCCGCCGATCAGCGCCAATATGATGACCAGCCAGATAGGCATTTCCGCTAACGCTTGCTGTTCATTTGTCATGTCACGCCTCCTGGCTGAGCAATAAATAGTCCGTATTTCATTTACAAATGCTTGGATAGGTAGGCATTCCAAAAAGCCCGGTCGCCCGGGCTTTTCAGTAATGATGTCCTCGGACTTTCGGCGCTACTGGCGCGGTACGGTCCTTCCCTCGATGTTTTTCCGACCACGATCCCTGTCTGCCGGATAACTGCTTCTGGTGCTTTACGCTGCACACCCGGGTCAGTTGCCAACCCTCTGAACCGTTAAGGCCGGTTCATCGCTGCCTGTTGTTGAAGCGTTGAAACTTAAGAGCGTCGGCATCCTTGCCGGTGTTGCCTGGCATCCCTGCCATCGCTTCGATGGCGTCCTTGCCGGTATTGCGTGCCTTCCTTGTCTTCCTTGGCAGCATCCTTGCCGCCTCCACCAGGCCTTGTTGGCTGGCTTGAGATGAAGAATATGCATGTATGCATATACAGTCAATGCATAAACGCATTTATTTTTGCCAAGGAAATGCATTGATGCATTGGAAGCCTTGCGGGCTTGGGCTTGGCCGGTTTTCCAGGGGCGAAAAAAAACCCGCACATGGGCGGGTTTCTTCTTACGCGTGGAGGTTAGCGGGCGTACATGCCCCACCAGAAAACATGACCGAGGATACTGATCTGCTCATCCTGGATCTCCTGGAAGCTGTAGTCCTCATCCGGATGTTCATCACGATTGAAGCTGCGCAGGCGAATGCCGGAAGGCAGGCGGTAGAGCTGTTTAACCCGCAACTGGCCGTTGTGATTGATGGCATACAGGTCGCCATCCACAATATCGCCAATGCCGCTCTTGCCGGCATTCACCCCCACCGTGGCGCCGTCGCGCAACACCGGCAACATACTGTTGCCGCGCACTGTCACGCACTTGGCCTGGTCGAACTGCACACCGTTATGCCGCAGGCTGCGTTTTCCAAAACGCAAGCTGGCCTTCTCGCTTTCCTCGATGACGAATCTTCCTGATCCAGCAGCCAATTCAACCTCGCGCAGAAAGGGGATCGACACCTCGTCATCATTAACGGGCGTGTCGTCGTCCCACAGGCTTATGTCCTTGAGTTCAGAATGCATAGGGTCGCGCTCGTCGTCCCGCGAAACGCCGACCGCTACGCGCCCGCGCAGTTGGTCGGTGCTGACGCGAAAGTACTCGGCGATGCGGGAAATATGCTTGTCCGACGGGTCGACGATCTTGCCGCTGAGAATCCGGGACAACGTGGATTGAGGCACGCCGGTACGCCGGTGAAGCTCCGTGGGGGAGATCCGGTCGCGATCCAGCAGTTCTCTTAAGACGATAGAAACGTTGCGTTTTTGCATGATGCGGATACTGACGGGAGATTGAAAGGTTAGCAAATGCTAAACGGCATACATTATGCACTTTTTTATGCATTGACGATGCCCTTAGCAGGTCTGCGAAGGGCAAGTGTTGAGTGATAACCTTATCGCCATCGCAAAACCGACGGGAGACGAGCAAGGATGACTCAATGGAGAACTTACAATTTCTGGACCAAGGCATGGATACTGAGCCTGATGGCACTGATTACCCTCGTTTCCGACGATGCAGATCCAGGCTCATGGGGCGATGGCTCGTCTAATCGCAAACGCGTCTTCAGCCCCGGCTTCATTGTGCTCTGCACTTTGGTGGCGGCGTGCGAACTGATACTCCTGAACCATTTCTACGGTAAGTGA